GGCGGCGAGAAAGGCAGTCAAGGTGACGGCCGTTTTCAACCCCGTCGCCGATGTCTCGACGCTGGCGGATCCGGCCGTTCGCGCCTACCTCAAGGCGCTGCCTGTGGAGCGCCCGTTTGCGGCATGGCGACCCATGGAGACCGCGCCGCGCGACGGCACCGTCATCAATGTAGTTGCGCGCTACCTCGAGGCCGCCGCCGGCTTCCCGCAATATGCATGCTGGCGCGATGACCTTGGGGGCGGCTGGTATGTGCTGTCCTGGTATCCGCCCATCCGCGTGATCCCCTGGGCATGGCGACCCCGGGACGACTGGCCGCAGCGCGGCGCCCTTGGCTTCCAAGAGGACGCACGATGATGTTGCCCGTCAACATCCGCGTCTGCGACCGGCTTTCCTCGGCCGAGGCCGACAAGGCCGCGTTCATGCAGGAGCTGTGCGACGAGCTGGCGCGGTGCTTGCGCGCGGCCGGCGCGGCGGGCGGCGAGATCGAGGACGTGGTGTGGCTGCCGGCGCGCGGCGATCGCCCGGCGGAGGGTGCGATCGTCGTGGCGCGTTCCGCGCCCGGCGGCTTCGATGCGATGACGGCGGATGCCTGCCGGGCGATCGTCGTCGCCAGGATCGCCGCCGAGCGCGCCGAGCGCGCGGCGGCCGCGGCCGACGGGAGGCTGATTTGACCCCCGAGCTGCAACGTATCGAACAGCGGCGCATGGCACTGAAGGTTTCGCGCACCGAATTGGAGCGCGCGGCCAATCTCTCCGCCAACTATCTTTCGATACTGGTCGCATCGCGCCGCAAGCCGCGACCGGCGACGATTTCGCGCCTCAACACGGCGCTGGACAATCTGCGCAAGGCGCGCGGGCGGCGCGACGGGGCGGATTTCGCGCTGACCGTGGCGGTCCGGCTGGCGATCGTGGTGGTGGCGCTGGTTGTGGCCGTCGCTTTCATTCTGGGGGACTGATCATGAGCGCCCTTGCATCCATCCTGCTCGGGGCGGCCGGAGAGCTGGCTGTGCCGATCATCAAAAAAATCCTCGGCGACAAGCTCGGCGGGGCAGGAGGCGAGATCGCCGGCAAGGTGATCGACGCCATTGCCGAGAAGGCCGGCGTGTCGCCCGACAAGCTGCCCGATCTGCCGGCCGGCGAGTTGGAGACGGCCATCGTCGCAGCCGAGCCGGAAGCGGCCGACATCCTCATGCACCATGTCGAAAGCCAGCGCCTCATGAACGAGACGCTGCAAGCTGAGATGGACAAGGGTGGCCCGACATGGACGTGGGCATGGCGACCAGGCTGGATGTGGCTGCTGGCGTTCGTCTGGCTCTATGCGCTGATCTTGCGGCCGCTGACGAATGCCGCATTCGGTGCGTCCATCGAGGCGATAGACCTCGGCATCCTCATGACTCTGACCGGCGTGTTCACGGGCCTCTACATGGGCGGGCATACGGCACTGCGCGGCATCAAGGAGTGGAGGACCGGCAAGTGACCTTGCACGAAATCCTGATGGCGATGGGGATTGATCCGTCCGTGCTCTATGCCGGGGCAGGGGGAGGCGCGCTGCGCGTCTTGAGCCGCAAGAAGATCAAATTCCGGGAGATATTCGTGTCGCCCGTCTGTGGCGCGCTGGCCTCTGCCTATCTGACCATTCCTGTCGTCCAGTACGTCAAGATGTCGGGATGGCCGTTTCCGCAGGACGATGCTCAGACCGTCCTAGCCTCTGCGTTCCTGATTGGCACATGCGCGATGTGGATTGCCGATCTGGTGTTCGGATTCATCGCCAAGAGGCTCGGGCTGTCGCAGGAGCCCCCGTCTTGACGCTCACGGTTGATACGCAACGCCCGTTGAGTATCACGAAGCGCGATTGGTGATACTCAAGTAGCGCCCCGCTGGCTCCGGCTGGCGGGGCTTTTGTTGTTTCAGGGGAGTCGCATCAGAAGGCTGAGGGAAGGGCGGTGAAGGGATATCAGGTTCGTTGAACCTGTAGGGAACTATGTAACCCGCTGCTAAGTCTTTGATTTGGATGGTGGGCGTGACAGGGATTGAACCTGTGACCCCTACGATGTCAACATCGTTCCCCTAGCTGAATAGCGCGGAAATCCGGGAAGGGGGAACTATGTGACGGGGCGTTTCGGGCATGGCTTCACGTTTCGTTCCACGTTTTCAGGTTCATCGTGCCAAAGAGCACTACGTACCCTAGATCGACAGGCTATCCGCCAGCTTCCGCAAGTGCGTCGGGGAATAGCGCGCATAGACCTTGGTCGTGGTTTTCACGTCATCATGGCCAAGAAACTGCGCAATCTCATGCATTGAATGGCCATCCTCCGCCAACCAGACCGCCGCACTGTGGCGAAGCATGTGCGGCGATACGTCAGGGCGCTTGATCGCTTCTCCGGCCGCCTTCAACCCCTTCTTGATTGACCGGACTGGCTTGCCGGCCCATTCGATCACAAAGAGCGACAGCGCCCCTTTCTTCGCATCCTCCAACGCTTCATACAGCTGATCGTTCATCGGCACGGTGGCGCGCCCCTTGCGTCGTTGCTTGTCGAACGGGTTTCGCAACTGGATCATGCGACGGTCGAAATCGACGCGATCCCACGTCAGTTGCATGGCGGCTTCATTGCGAGCGCCGGTGCCAACCATCAACATGATCGCAAGTCGGACATGCGGCACGTTTGCTGCGCCCATCAACGCCCGAGCTTCGTCCTTTGTCAGGTGGGAGTCTTTCGGCTCAGGCTTGGTCGGCCGCTCAATGGCTGGCGCCTTGTCGATCAACTCATGTCGCTCGGCCCAAAGCAGGACCATGCGCAGGTGGCCCAGTTCAGTATGGATCGTACCGTCCTTGATGCCGGCTTTCTGGCGAGCCTCAACGTGGGCGCGGCAATCAGCTATCGTGATTGCGTCCGCCTCCATCGGGCCAAAGCGGCTTTCCAGCGCCCGCCATGTGAATTTCATCGTCCCGACAACGGCCCGGCCAGCCATGTCCGTCTCGTAGCCTTTCCATAGATCGGCTACCGTCTTACTTCTCGGGCGCGTGAGCTGTGCGTATCGAGCCGGGGCGCGGCGCTCCGCTTCTTGGCGGTCATCTGTTCCAAGTCGATAACGTCGCCGGATGCCTTCGGCGTCATCCCATGTGAGGACAAATTCGCCTCGCAGTCGAGTGATGCGCCATCCTGGCATTCGATGCTCTCCACGACTTCCTTGCTGATGCGCAGCAATTTGCCCAGCCGGAAGGCTGGCAGTTCCCCACGCTCGATCATGAGCCGAATTTGCCGCTCGGAGCAAGCCCAACGCTCGGCAAGCGTGGCCGGGGTGAATACCGCCGCCCTGCTCATGTCCTGCCTCCGCTGCTTGCGAGGGCCTGGCGGCCGGCCGGTAGCACTTCCCACGCCCATGCCTTGCGATCGAACCGGATCAGCCCGAGACGCTTGAGCTTCGTTCTGGCGCGATCACGATCTCTGCGGCTGCTGCCGTATTTCGGGTCGCGTATCAGCAGGCCCAGCTCAAGCAGTTCCATGTCGCTCAGCTTCATGCCCACCTCCCTAGGTTGCGGACGCGGGCGCTGTCGCCGCCATTGTCGTTCAATCGGCTCACCTCTCCCCTCCCTTGCTTGCGATGGCGGAGAGGATCGTATTGCTGATACGGCACCAGTCCTCGAGGGACAGGTCCATCTTCACATTGGCAAGTTCGCGGAGCGCATCACGCGCCGCCTCAGCATCCTTCACCGCGCCTGTGCGGGCTCGAATGGTGTTGCCGTGCGCGATGATCTCGTTGCGCAATGCTTGCTGGGCGTCTCCAAGCAGCTTCGTCAACCGCTCGTTCTCTGCCGCCATTTCGGCAAGCTGCGCCTCTAGGGCGGCGTAGTCGGAGTGACGGACCCAATCGCCCTTTTCATCCAGTCGGGCACAAATCCAATCGTGCTCTGTTTTCATCTGGAACCGTTCAACCATCTTTCTTCCCTCCTGTCAGTGCGCGGCGGGTAGCTTCGACAAGCAATCGTGCCCTTCTGGCTATTTCTTGATCAGACAACCCGCAAAGCACAGCATCTTTCAGGTAGTTCTGCGCCTTCAACGCTTCGTCGCGTTGGGCTTCGGCGTCGATCCGCGCCTCGTTCGCATCGACATATTTCTGGAACGCCTCATCCCGCTCCCGCCTCGCCTCTGCATGGGCGGCGCGTTCGGTGGTTAGGGCGTCGCGGTGTCGGCGGTCGGCTTCGGCCATGACGAACTCGACAACTTCCATCGTGGCGTCATAGCCGGTGCTGTCATAAGCCGCGCGAGCAATGCGTTCCGTCTGCTCGAAATCGTAGGACCATCCGAGTTTCGCATGTTCTGGATTGGCCGGGACCCACAGCCCGCCGACTTCGGCTGGCGTTATGGTGGAGAGAGAATTGACCGCATTGACGATGGCGGTTGCGTTGCGTTCCCAATCGTCCTGCTTGTCGATTTCGGCATTGCCAACGACCGCGACAAGCGCGCCGGTGGCGTCATAGATGCGCGGATGCTCGCCATAGGGCAGGTTGGCTTCGGTGGTCCACGGCAGATCAAGCATCGTTATACACCTCCCCGGTGTGAGGGTTGAAAGATCGGGTCGGAGAAAAGCCGCGGGATTTGAGAGGCGTTTTCGACTTCGGCCACGTGCCTTGATGCTTGCGACGTATGCGATCGGCTTTCGCCCGGTCGGCGGCTTCGGCCTTCGTTTTCTCTCGGTGGGCAGCGACAAGGGCAGGGCGCAGATTGCGCTCACGGTGCTCGCCGCCCATGGACAGAGGCTTGACGTGCTCAAGCTCCCATTTGTCGCCGGGCATGATCTTGCGGCCGGAGAGATGGCAGCGGCCGCCGGCGCGGACGAACACGCGGTCGCGGACGGTATCCGGCACCTTGCTATCCGGGGTCCTGCCGACCCATTCGGGGATTGACCTGCCACCAAGCGGATTGTCGATCATCGGGACCGCCATCACCGCCTCCACACGAAGAACGCGCGCTTGATGCGCTCTATCTGCTGCTGGCGCTTCATCTGGCGGACCTCGGCGCGCAGGGCCGCGTGCTTGTCCACGTAGACAGCCAGGCGCTTCTTGCTGCGGCGGGCCTGCGACGGGGCGGATAGGGCGAGGGGCTTCATGCTGCCGCCCTTTCGTTGACATAGCCAAACTCGCGCGCCAGAAGTTCTTCCGCCGCCTGAAAGAAGGCGATCATTTCCGGCTCGTCACATTCGCGGGTGTTGATCGGGCGCGGGACGCCGACCATGTAGCCGTTCGCAAGCCTGATCGAAGAAACGAAGCCGACAGCCGGTCGAATGTAGGAGTCCAAGGCTTCCTTGCTGGGCGCGCATCCTGTAGCATTGATGCAATCCTGCAATGTCGCCCAATATGCGCGCAGGCGGTCGAGATTGCGCCACTGGCGGATTTCCAGGCGCACCTTCTGGCCCTGCGCGATGCCTTCAAGAGCCTGCGCGTCGTATTCCATTTCCGGCACAAGGCTGTCGCCCTTTCGGATGTAGGCATAGATCGGCTTATCGGGACTGCGGGCCATATCTCTTTTCCTCGTCTTTCCCGTCCTGAATACTGCGGTACAAAAATTCAGGACGGGAGGGGTGGGGCGCTTGGGGGTGCGCCGGTTATCGCCACTCGGGGGCGAAAGGTATGTCGTCGTTGAGCGTGTCCGAGTAGGAGCCGCCGCCGGTGCGCGGATCGTCGCGGTCGTACATGCCCTGCTCTTGACGCGCTGGCC